GCAAACGGCTCATCGCCGCGCTTAAGAAACCACTTAAGTAGGGCACCGTAACCCTCAAGATTACTCTTGGGAATTACAGCCTGTGTAACATAGGCCCTGACAAGGGGCCGCTGTAGCACAGGGCATACACGCTCGGAATCATAGACTCCGAGGTAAGTATGTTTACCCAGCGCTGCACTATCAGGATGAACAACAGGAAAAGGAATAACCTTTTCAAGTAGTCCATCCATGTGACTGCAGGCCTCCCAGTACCCAGCAAAATATAACTGGTTACGAAGAGACACAGCAGAAACAATAGCGCGAGCGTGCTGCCGTTGAGACGGGAGATCCTCTCTGACTCGGACAATAGATACGTCCTCACCATTGAAGTACTCCTTTCCGCAAGACTCTCTGAACTTACCAGTCCAGAAAGACTTGCTCCGATTGACAAGAAGCCCGAAAGCTTCTAGCCTACGGACAACGGACGGCACCATGTCTACGGGGACAATGATATCATCCCCGAAGATGCGCACCTTCCCAACGTAATCCAAAAGGTCACGTCGAGAAAGTGGACGGTTAAGCTCATCCTGGATTCCCAAGAAGCAGATGGTAAGAAAAACCATCGACTCAATAGGAAAACAGAGAGCCGAACCCATAGACGCAAACTTGGCTAAGGGGATTACTCCATAGCCAGGAACGTCAGCAGTGCGACTTCTACAAGCGTCGATTGCCTCACTAATGTGAGGAAATCTCCGAAAGAGTAGTCGAACAAGCTGATTGGAAACTCGGTCGGAAGCTTCGCTCAAATCGAGCGTAGCTAAATTCCCAAAAAGGGAACCTTCCTTAGCCAAGAGCTGATTAGGCTCTTGGCGCAGACGAGGGCTCGATGAGCCTTCGTCCTTATGGAAGCCGATCATGGCCGACAAGATGTCATCCTCGTCGACACATTCAGTGATAGCCTCCAATATCCCCTGTTGTGTATATTGCATACACGCAGGTTCAATGGCGATTATCCTGGGAGTTTTCAACGTTTTAGGGACAG